CTCTGGTGTCACTAGAGTCTTTGGTCAAGGTAACACAGACTTCAGTTAAGAGTAACTAAAAAATGCCAGTAAGTTTTAATAGTCCTGCGAGAAACCTTTTCCTTTTAGGTTCGTCTGGTGCAGACGCAATAACAAATTTTTTCAAAACGATTGACAAGTCCTCTAATCCAAATGAAGGACAATTTTTTACAAGTCAAATTAAATATAATTATTCGGATCAAAAATATCTTCTGTCGGGCACGGGAATAGGAAATGATTCATTTGGTTGGGTAGAAAAAAGAGACTATGATGTTGAAACTGATCCTGATAATCCAACATCAACAGAAGAGTGGGGATTTAGAATAAATCCAACTGTATACAGCAGTGCTCTAACTCTAACTACCATCGAGTTAGATAGTAATAATGATATAATTGTTGTTGGTAAAGCAGGTGGTGTGAATGGTGACTATGGAGCAGTAGCACCTTATGTTGCTAAGTATTCTAATGCTGGTGTAATTCAATGGTCATCAACATCTTATAGTGCAGATGTTGAATATAAAAATGTCACTTCAGATAGTAATAATGAATACTATGCTTCTGGAAATACTACATCATACTCATCTAACTCAGTATCATTCATTGAAAAGTTTGACGTTGACGGCAGTCCTTTATGGGGTAAGTCTGCTATAGTTTTAGGTAGAGATATTGAGTTGAATGGTATCGCAGTCAACGACAGATCACAAGTAGTATCTGTTGGATGGTTAGAAGATGACAGTCGCACGAAAGGATACATTGTTAAAGTAGACACCTCTAGCGGAACAGTTCTTTGGGATAAAACTTTAGTATCTTCAGAAAAATCAGGTCTAATTTTTACGTCAACTGTATGCGAAGATGTATTTATTGACACTCAAGATAACATTTATGTGGTAGGTAAACTCGATAATGCTAATGATTCCAGCACAAAAAGTTTTATTATAAAATTGTCCCCTGAAGGAAATATTATATGGCAAAAAGAAACTGATGAAAATATTGAATACTATAGAGTAAAAGCAGATGGTGATACTGGACAAGTAGTAACGTTTGGTAGATACTATGATTCAGTAGGAAACGATCAAGGTGGTTTGATTACAAAATATACTAGAGGTGGAAATATATCTTGGAGAAGAACCATTTTTAGTTCTTTTAATGGGTCAGACTTTTTTGGATCAGGGAATATAAATGGAGGAGCAATTGGTTTAGATGCGGATGCATCATTTTATTATGTGGTATACAATGATTCTTTAGGTGGTCAAGACCCTACAGCATATACATTCGGAAAGGTAAGCACATCTGGTAATGGTCTTGGTGGGTTTGAATATGATGACGGAGAATCTGAAACTGTATACTATGATATCTTGAATGTAACAGAAAAAATTGGTAGACTATCTGATGGTTCTGTGAGGAATGACACAAGTGATCTCATTACATATCCATTCAGTGCTACTAAGATTGCCTTTGATGATTTTGCTACTCCTGTCGCTAACAAGAAGAGACAGATGGATAGTGCTGATAGCTTTGAGTATAGTGGTAGTCCTGCTATTAGAGTTGCTGACTTCCAAGAAATGAACCTGTTGGGTGATGCTGGCATTCCTGAGACTATGCCAGTAGAGTTGATTACTAATGGAGATTTTAATAGTAGTAATGTTACTGGTTGGTCTCCTGCTACACTTACTGCTGATCTACGATACAGTTATAATAATAGTTACAATGGAACTAACTCTTTAATTATTGTGAACTATGCAGCTGCTGATAGTTTCATTCAATCTTTTACGACAGAAATTGGAAGACCATATAAGGTAAGCCTCGACCAACTAGGCGGTCCTGTTATTAAAATATTTGATGGAAGTGGTGTTTCGGGAACAACATTACAGACGATCACTACAACCAATTCAGGTAATTATGAAACTGGTGAAACAGGAACTTTTGTAGCAACATCAACAACTTCTACTTTTGCAGTTTTTGATATTCCTCCTGGAGCAGCTTACGTGCTTGATAATATTTCAGTTCAAAAAGATGTGCTAGGACCAGAGTTGATTACAAATGGAGGTTTTGAAAATGATAATATTGATGGGTGGACTCTTGATCAGAATGGAGGAAACGTTCTCGCTTTCTATTCTTCAGGGTATACTGGCAGCAGATCTGTAAGTCTTCAAAACCTTGGTGGTTCTGGTGATCCTAAATTCTATCAATCTTTTGTAACAGAACCTGGAAAAACATATTATATAACTTTACAACAAGCAGGGTCTCCTACTTTTACAATATTTGATGGAAGTGGTTTGTCAGGAACAACATTAAGGAGGATGACTACAGCCAATACTGGAAGCGTAGCTTTCGATGAGGAAGCATATTTTAAGGCAGCATCTTCAACTTCTACTATTGCAATTACATCTTTTGGTAGTGGTGCTTATTTGATGGATGATATTTCAGTGAAAGAAGCACCAATTACCTTACTATGGGATGATCAATCAGGTAAAGATAATAGTGGTGCTATATTTGGTGCCACCCACAACGCTGATGGATACTGGGAGTTTGATGGAACTAGCACCAGTGGAAAACATATTGATGTAGATTTATCAACAGATTTAATTGCTTCTAATTTTTCATTAGAGTTTTGGTTTAGAGGAGAACCAAATGCAGCAGGAACTGCAGCACAATTTATAGCACAACAAGGTAGAATGTCTCTTGGAAATGGTGATGGAAATGCCGCATGGAGAATTGAAAGGAACAACTCACAATCTGGAACTATTGAATTCAATGTGAATAATGGATCTGGGTTCAACCAGAATGAATTAGTTTCTACCAATTTCCCTGACAACGTTTGGCATCATTGTGTATGCACTTATAATAATGGATACAGGATCATCTACAAGAATGGTGTTAGGGATGTTCAATCTTCTAGTTTTACTGGAACTGCATCTAGTCCACATGATGATATGACAGTAAGAATAGGTGCCAGAGCAGATAGTTCTTTGTTTGGTTTTAATGGTAGAATTGGCGAGTTTCGTATCTATCCAAGAGTTCTAACACTAGCACAAGTATTCCAAAACTACAACGCTACCAAAACTAAGTATATCTACGAAGCACCTTCTACGGCACCTCTAATTACTTCTGATAATCTTTCCAGCACTAGTAGTTTGCTTCTGAACTATGACTTTGGTAACAGAGCAACCTATGATCCTGTTGTGAATAAATTTACTTCTAGTGCTAATTTGTTAAAATATAGTGATGGAACTGCATCTGGACGATTGACTGATTGGAGTTGGTTAGGTGCTAGCACACCTGAAGCTATACCAAATGCAGCAATAGCTCCTGATGGATCTCTTACTGCTTGGAAGGTATCAGGACCTAGTTTGTATCAAAGTATCATTAATGATGGTGATTTTACTATGTCTGCTTGGGTCAAGACAGTTGATGGATCATCAGCATCTGTTCAGCAGTCTGTCTATCTACTAGGCACTGGCGGAGATGTTTTGTCTACTACACATACTGCTACTGGTGAATGGCAGAGGATAACTTTCTCTTCAGTTGCTACTAGTATCTATGGTAATCCAGCTGGTAAGTATCATAGATACACTCCATTTTCTTCTTCCGCTGATCTGTATGTTTGGGGACCACAAGTAGAGCTAAAATCTTCTGCTGGCAGACACGTCCAAACATATGGAACTGCTATTAATCTATCATACGGATTCAATAGTCTTGTGCCTTATGCAGGTAACGGAACTTTTAATGATGAACCAAAGAATCAATTCATTGATGGAACCGTGAAATGTAATGGAACATATGAATTTATAACATTCTCATATCCCAGCGTTACTGTCAGTGATGGTAGTTCTTCCACAGTATCTTGGACTGCTGAATTTTGGATCAAACCAGATGCTTTTACTGGATCGTCTGATATTGGTGACCTGTTGAGTGATGGCACTTATAAAATTCAACTGGAGCAAGGTGGATCTGATGCTGGAAAGATTAGATATAACTATTCTTCTACTGCTTCTGGATTTAGTAATGTTGCTCTTACAGCAGGGCAGTGGAATCATGTGGTAGTGAAGTTCAGTCCATTCGCTGCTGCTACTTCTGTGTCTATTCAATCGTGGATTAATAATACCTTCGCACTTAATACAGGACATACTGAACCACTACAACAGATAGCAAACAGATTTGGTAATGGATTCAAAGGAAGGTTGGCAGAACTTAGAATTTATGATACAGATTTAACAGATACAGCTAGGGAAGCTAACTGGAATGCCACCCGTGGTAAGTATGGTGTGTGATAAATAGATAGAGCAAAGAATATCTGTTTAGAGGCGCTAAGTAATGGCAAGGAAAACAATCCTGAGTAACTATTACCTCTTCGATGCATCACAAAGGGAAGTTATCATTCCTGGTGGTGTTCAAAGAGAAGATCTTATCTTGATTACTAATGTTACTGATAACAAAGTAATCTATAATTTTTCTGACCCAGAACTTACTGCTACATCATATGATATCTCTACTGATATTCGTAACGTTGTAACGACAAGAATTATCTTGTCTTATGACACAACTGGCATGTCTAATACAGACAAGTTACAGATTGTTGTAGACGAATACGAAGAAACTTATAGTCCAGCAGAAACGTATCATGATTCTGTAAACAAGATGAGGATCTCTGCTCCTCAATCTCAAATTGATACTGACTTTGAATACGGAACCCAAGACACCAAGTGGGAAGGGTTGGCAATGATTAACAACAACCCATTTGCTTATAAGTCTCAAGATTCTATTGCTGTTACTGAAATTACTGCAGGAGATAACGCTGCAAATCTTAGAGAAGTAGAAGTAACAACTGCTAATCCACCTGCTGAAGGTAGTGCAATTTATGTTCAGGATACTCTATTTCCTGGTGGCAATGGAGTCTTTATTATTGACAAGGTAACCGCTACATCATTTTTCTATACAGCAAAGTATGAATGGACTCTAGGATCCACAAACGTTTATGATGCAGCAAGAACTGCTGTATATAATGGTGTTCATTACACAGCTTCTGCTATTGGTGGAACTATTTCACTAAGTGCTCCTGGTGATGATAGTATCGCAGTTACAACTCAACATGCTCATGGTCTAGAAGTCGGTAATGAATTTGCAATAACTGGTTCCGCAGGAACTAATGTTAATGGATCATGGACTGTTGGTAGAGTAACAAGTCCAACTACATTTAATTACTACACTACTGCAGCTCCTTCTGGTGGTGTTTCTTCTGGAACTATTAAATTATATCCTAGACCACAAGGATCTTCAATTCATAGAGCATTTGATGGAGGTGTAAAGTTTTCAACAAACACTTTCTCAAAGAACCAACAGGCAATCAGACAAACCAAACGTTACTTCCGTTATCAATCTGGTAAAGGTGTAGCATTCTCTACTGGATCTATTCTAGAACCTGCTATTGAAAACATCGATAGTATTACAGCATCAGGAACAACTGTCACTGTTGTTAGTGCTGAGGCACATAATATTACCAGAGGGTCACAAGTTGATGTTCGTAACTGTGGAGATAATAATTACAATGGAATCTATGAAGTAACCAATGTAATTAATGCTTTTACATTTGAATACACAGTATCCAATGCACCTTCAGAAGCAACTGCAAGTGGAGAGTATTCTATTACTGCAGTTAATTCTTATGGAACTAATCTAGAGATTGGTATGATGGACCAACAAAATGGTCTGTTCTTTAGATATTCAAATGGAAAGTTAAGTGTTGTTCGTAGAACTTCTACATTCCAATTGTCTGGTAGATGCAATGCAACTAATGGTTCTACTCTAATCACTAGTGCAGCATCCATCAATGGAGAAACTGCTAAATTTTCTAAGCAATTAAATCCTGGTGATTATATTATTCTTCGTGGTTCTTCTTATCGTGTTGATGGTATTATTTCTGACACACAGTTGGTAATCTTCCCAGACTATCGTGGTCCATCATCAAATAATATTCCTATAACTAAGACAGTTGAAACTGAGTGGGAACAAGGTGACTGGAACATTGATCGTTGTGACGGCACAGGTAAATCTGGTTACACTATCGACCCAACCAGAATGCAGATGTTCTACATGGACTACTCTTGGTATGGTGCTGGTTTTATTCGTTGGGGATTCCGTGCTACAGATGGTAACGTCATTTATGCACACAAGATTCCTAACAACAACCAGAATACTGAAGCATATATGAGATCAGGTAACCTACCTGCTCGTTATGAAGTCAATACACTTCCACCAGCAACCGTTGCCACAAAGAGTTTTGGTTCTGGCGATTCAGTTCTATATGTTGCCAATGCACCTACAAAATTCCCTGATAGTGGAACTCTTCGCGTCAAATCTTCTTCTAGTGCTACAGCTGGAACACAAGAATATGTAAACTACACATCAAAAACAATATTTCTTCAAGATGTTATTTCAGTAACCTCTGGCAACAATCAGATTGAAGTTTCAGATACCACAGGTATTGTAGGTGGTGGTATTCAGACTGTAACATTTGATATTCCTTTCTCTAATATTGCAGCAAACAAAGTATATTATGTTGTATCAAAAACTGCTAGCGCATTCACAATCTCAGAAAACTCTGGCGGTAGTGCTACAGCAAAAACACTTTCACCTGCTACTGGATCTGCTTTGTCTCCTCTTTCTAGAGTATCCTCTGGAGTATTCAATGGAGTCACAAGAGAGCAAGCAGGCGCAAGCGCAGTAACAATCACAATAGCATCTGGATCTGCAGATGGAATCCTAAGCAGTGCAACTGGGGTTCAAATCGGACAAAGAGTTATTGGAACTAACATTCCATCAGATACATTCGTTACTTCTCTAAGTGGCACGAATATTGGTTTAAGTAGAGCAGTAACTTCTGCTAATCCTTCTGCAAGATTTGTTCCGTTGGGTCCTGGATCTGCACAAAACTTCGCGTATAGTTCTACTAGACCTATTGGTGTTGAGTTGTTGCAAGCGTCCAACGTTCCAAACATCTCACACTGGGGTTCTTCTGTTATCATGGAAGGACGTTATGATGATGACCGAGCATATGTTTATACCGTTGGAACTAGAACTGGTAGAGAAATTAACTCTGGAGATACTAAAGCATTGTTAGCACTTCGTGTATCACCTTCTGTTGATAACGGCATCCCTGATACATTTGGAACTAGAGAACTGATTAATAGAATGCAGTTGGTTCTAAGTTCTGCTGAGATCTCTACTAATGGTGCTCTCTTCGTTGAACTTCTACTCAACCCAAGAATCTCCAGTAATGTTGACTGGTTGAATGTAGGAGGAACATCTCTTGCACAGTATGCAAACCTTACTACTCTAGTTGATGGTAGTGGTAGAATTAACGGTGAACTAATTGGAGGAGAAGTTATCTTTGGATTCTATGCTGATACTGGTGTTGCTGCATACAATCTCTCTCAAGTTAAAGAACTTTCTAATTCTATTCTAGGTGGAGGATCTGATCAATACGAATCATCTACTCCACCAAACCCATCTGGTATATTCCCAGATGGTCCTGAGGTTCTTGCAATTCAAATTACTAACATTGCTGGTGGTCGTGGTTCAAACCGTCGTGCTGCTGACGTTAGAATTTCTTGGACAGAAGCACAGGCATAATTCTTTCCAATAAAAAAGACCCCTTCTGGTTTTTGCCAGGGGGGTCTTTTTTTGCGACGACGATACGTATCTATTTATTCATCTCCAGACTGAGTGAGCATAGCTGCACTAACAAATGTTAAAAAAAGAATAGTTGCTAGAGAGAATAGTGCCATGGCATTGGGGGCAAAAATTTATTTAGAAATTTCTAAGTATTTTTGCTCAATAATGTCAGTGAGCCCTCACGGTTGTGCTGTTGCTGGAACCATCATGCCACCATCACCTCCACCATTATCATCATCAGATTCTTTGATAAGATATAATAAAAAATTTGCTACCATGAATCCAACTACTAATGCTAGAAAGTTACTGGTGTCCATTTACCATACTCCTGGAATGATTTGTCCTGTAGTAGCATAAGTTCCAACAGCGATGATGAAACCAAGCATTGCTAGACGTGAGTTAAGGATCTCTGCCTCAGGTGTGAATCCGAATTTCATTTTTTGTTCTCCAATGTAGTGTTTGTTATGATAATGCGTTCACCATCATGGGTGAATTGTAGTTCGTCATCTGGATGCCATAGAAGTTCTTCATACATGTCATCCAGTTTCTGCATGTCTTGATACAATTGATTAGGATTGGTCATCTTCTCCTTTAACTTCCCATGACCCGCCAACTCCACCTTCCATGTTGACAGTAATGTCTTGTGGTTCAGTAGGTTCCTGTGAATGAGGAGGTTTGTGCTCTCTATCCATAGGTTTAGATGATTCAAAAGGAGTGCGCGAAAGGTTTTTAAGAACGATGAATGCATCCTTATTATATTTGCGGACACCATATGGTGTCGCCCACTTTTGATTGTAATTTTCACCTTGGTGGATGCCAGAAACTACTGTGCCACCGATCTCAATTACAATGTTATCATTTCTTACATCCCATCCAAGGGTGTCAATCGTTTCCCAGAGTTCATCCTGTGTAAGATTCATCAAATAATTCCAAAAAATAATTTGCCTGTGATGGCATACGATACAGCACCAGCAATAATACCGAGCATTGCCCAGCGACCATTTGCTTTTTCAGCACGGTCAGCATGAGTCTCATACCCATAACGCTCTGCTTCTGTGGGATCTACATACATGCGTGGTTCTGATGCCCACATGTTTGTGCGTCCACCATCTTCTGTTGTTACGGTCATGATACGTTTTGTAATGAATCTTTACATATTATATATGAAAAAAAGAGGGGCGTCAAGCCCCTCTATAATCAGTTTACCTTATGGAAATCAGAAGGAATACTTCAGACCCAACTTGGTTCCATAACCGCGATCGATGTTGCTGTCGCCGCTACCTACGAAGGAGACTTCACCATATGCACCTAGAGCATCGGTCAAACCGATACCAACGCCTGCCTTACCAGAAGGAACGGTGTCGCTCTCGCCGCCGTCAGGGGAGACTACAGTAGCGCCGCCTTGGACGTAGTATGAAGCAGACTCACCGAGTTCGCCTTCATAACCAACGTGAAGGTCGGTAGCGGTTCCATTGTAGCTGGATCCCGTGAATCCTGAGTTTGCTTCGACGTTAACGTAGGGGCCAGCAAAAGCGGCACCAGCAGATACGGACAGGGCAGCGGTTGCTGCGAATACAGATTTGATCATTTTGTTTAAAAGTTTGTTTACTTGTGGAGTTGAACCCACAGATGATAGAAGACTCGACGTGTCTCCGTTAGGATTTGTTACAAAATTGTAACGTTTTTATTTATACACGACTTAGAGTAAATATACTTACCCTTGTGACAGTTCGTGTGAGGGGTTACACATGCACGCCACTTGTTTGTTTTAGTTGTAAACAAGAACCAACCACACGGAAGGGGTCTATTGGATCCACCAGTTCTGTTATAGTCCATCCGTGACTTCAGTAATTATAGCATTGAGTTGGTCTGGTGTCAAGAAGTTTTGAGATTTGTCAGCGACTTCTCGTATGAACTCATCGGTCTTTCCCATCCACCATTTCATTGTAGCACCATCTGATGTGAACACATCCATGACTAGACTCTTATCAAAGTGTCCTAGTCCTGCAAGGATAGGGTTCCATGACTCTTGCTTCACCGTGCCAGGAACATGGGGAAAGTCAAAAGATCTGGTCAGTCTTGCCTTGCAGATGTTTAATATCTCATGCACTCTATCAGTGCATGTAATATCTTTCCAAAAGTCTGAGTCTGTTTTGCCACCAGAGTAGTGGAGAGACACAAAGTCTCTCATGTCATCATATAATATTGCTATCAAGTCGTTGTATCTACTAGTGCTATCCTCACACAACAATGATTGTTTAGTGGGGAACGAGTAGAAGAACAACTCAAGCTGAATCAATGCACAGTGAATGCTAGTTGCCTGAAGTGGTTCTAGAAAACCAGAAGACAATCCAATAGACACACAGTTGGAGTCCTTGAACTGCTTGATTCTACCTGATGTGAACTTGATTGATTTGATCTTCTCAACGTCACCAAGTTCATCTAGAATATCATCCTCAGATGCATACTTATCACAATATACATATCCTCTACCAGTTTTGTTTCTGGTAGGGATTTCCCATGTCCATCCATACTTCATTGCTTGAGCAACTGTGTATGGTTTCTTCTCAGTTTCTGGGGCAGAGTATACCACAGCACTGTTGACAGGGAGATATTCTGAATAGTCTATCCAATCAAGGTGACTATTCAATACTCTGGAGAACCCAGAGCAATCTATAAACACATCACCAGTTACTGTAGAACCATCGTCTAGTTCTAGTGATGTGATAGCATTCTTTTCTCTGTTTACTTTAACTACCTGTGCCTCTACGTGGACTGCACCAGAATCTAGTGAGATTTTCTTGAAATATTCTGCAGTTTTATATGCATCGATGTGTAATGCATGGTGATCCCAGTTACCAACAAGAAAATCTTTCTCGTATGAGTAATTAGTTAGACCATCTTCCATCAATACAGAGTATTTACTACATGACGTTGGCAAAGCCCCTGTAAAATACTGAGAAAATGTAGAGTAATCGATGTAGTAGTTTGCTGTTGCAGAACCATCGATGGGAGACCAGAAGTAATCACTAGTCTTACTCCATCCATTGAACTTGATACCTAATTTTGGTAGGGCATCAAGTTCCATCATCAGTTCTGTTTTGTCAATACCCATCATGTCAGGGAACTTACCAGTAGTTCCCTCACCTACACCGATGGTTGGTATTTCTTTAGTAGATATGTTGATGCAATGGTGTGTGCCAGACAGATAGTTTGTGACTATCCATCCAGAAGTTCCCCCACCAACAACTACTATTTTCATTCAGGACGATACTCCTGACTCTTGTAGTCACCGAAGGAGATTACATCTTGACCAGAAAGAGAATTGCCAAGATTAATAGAAGCTGGTGCTGCAGGGATGTAGTCAGAACTCAAATTAAAATTGTATTCAGATCCCATGTCAGTGACAAGTTTGTCAATGTCAATATTACCAGTAGGAATAGTGGGTCGGTTTTGAACTTGCTCATACATTTTGAACAAGTCACCGATGATATTATCACGCTTCTCATTGAGAGCCATGATGAGCATGTCACGAATAAAATCTAGATCGTTACGAGAATTAGACATAAGGATTAGTTACAGAATTGAATTGAATTTACAATGTCACGGACATAGCAGGGAACACCATCTGGATCTAACCATCTAGTATACTCTGCATCTTCTAGACAGGTGTCTAGTTGCATTTGGTTGTCAAGGAAATACATGTCTGTATAACGCTTGGTCCAGTCGTTGAACTTTTGGATACGGTAGTCAGGTCTACCGTTGATCTCTAGCATACCACACTGAACGTAGCGGTATGGAAATCTCTCAAGAATGACGGTTGGTTTCATCAGGTTCCTTGTTCTCTCCGTATTGTAGCACCTCCTCATCGTCATGTAAAGGGAGTGGGACAGTTTTCTTTCTGACCTGCTTGCTGCTCCAGAATGCTAGAGCAATCAAGGCAAAGTAGAACAAGGTATCATCAATCATCACAAGGAAGAAGATGAGACCACCACCAAACCTTAACCAGTTAGGCAATCTCTTGGTGAGTTTACCTACCACAGGAGCAATCTTCTTTTCAAACTTGAAGTAAAGAATTGCTGCTAGTGTAACTGTGATCTCACTCATCGGAACGATGAAGTATAGGGACAGGAACACGAAGATAGGCCAGTAGTGTCTCTCTGGAATCTTTTGAATTAGAGAGACATACTTAGCGATTAACTTTTTAACTAGCATCATCATGTGTTGTCATCATATCTTCCCAGTCAAGATCAGTAACCTGATTTGATAGTTCTTTGTATTCTTCAGCAGGGACTGCCATGACAGCAGTTCCATCTGGTTTACGAACTATAAAGGATTCACCTGCTTCAATGCGATCCATGTATGCATCGAAGTCTTTTTCAAATTCAGCAAACGGAACTTCAACCATTGATCTCCTTAAAATCTTTTTCAAAAATTGCTAGACCAGCATCAGTCAGCACATGGGTATACATCTTATCGAACACAGCAGGTGGCAACGTGCATACACTAGCACCATAGAGGAAGCAACGCGAGACATGGTGGACATCTCTCAAACTGGCAGCAAGGATCTTGGTGCGAACACCATGAGCACAATACAAACCAGAGATAGCACGAACAAGTTCAACACCACTGAGTGAGTTATCGTTCATACGACCCACGAAAGGTGAGATGTATGTGGCACCTGCCTTCGCTGCCATCACTGCCTGAGCAGCACTGAAGCACAAGGTGACGTTAGTTTCGACACCTTGAGCAGTGAGTTCTTTACATGCCTTTAGACCCTCTACAGTGAGAGGCAGTTTGATCGTAACGTTGTCAGCAATATCACGATACTTAATAGCATTGGTAAGCATCTCAAAGCAGGAGTCACCTTCTACTTCAGCAGAGATGCTTTCAAAAGCAAAGTTGGTTGCTAGTGTTTTAATGAACTCCACATAGTCTACACCAGACTTGCGAACTAGTGTAGGATTTGTAGTGATACCATCAACTAGACCAGTCGTATAGCGTTCAGCAATTGCTTCGTAGTCAGCAGTGTCTAGGAAAATTTTCATTGATTTATATAATGTTAGTTTTTAAGTGATCACTTAAAATTTTAAGTGATTCTTCTTCAGCGAGAATTTGTTCACGCTTATACTT